TCCCATCTTAAAAATTAATTTTTTTTTTTTTTTTTCTTTTTGTAGAAGCACAAAACTACTAAATAGATTTTCACATTTATACAATACGACAATATACACAATACATTAATATACTTCTAATAACTAACAAGGACTATTCTTCTTCAGGGCATGATCCATCCTCAAAATCACAACTAAAATTAAACGGATCAACATCTTCCACAATCATTGAAAAATACGGGTCCATTCTTTCCCCTTTTTCTGGGCCGTCAACGCTATAATACTCCTGTTTCTCTTGCATCTCCCGCTCCCATTCTCGGAAGTCAAACTCAACTATGACTCCCTGATCACGCAACTGACCTATAAACTCATCAACATCCTTCTGTCCATAATGCGCCATCATCAGTACTGCTGCATCCATTTTCTGTTTAAAAATGCCGATATCCCCATCATTCTGCTTTTTCTGCCACATGACCTCACGGTAGATAACCTTCTTAGGCAAGGGCGCAGCAACGTATTTATCCTTCCTCACAAACGGTGATTTCAAGAAAGTTAACTCTTCAAGTTTTTCAAATGGCACAATTTTCTCGGTTTTTGCAGCACTAGTCACACTCATTCCCAAAATTTTTGCATATTGATAGAAGGACTCTCTGTTAAAATATGTCAGTACTTCATCTCGCGCTCCGACAATCAAATCGTCACCATAAGTTAGCGCACGTACATCCTTGTCAAACTCCCTCAAGGTGGGTGCTAACCCAACCAGAGTTCTTGACATCATATAACACGCCAACACATGGTACCAATTAGTAATCGAGTTAAAAACGTCCGTAATAGGTGATCCCGAGCAATTGCCAATTTCTTTTTCCATCACTTGATCACCTACGATTATAGTGGACTGCATAATAGCTTGAATAAGGGCAGTCCTTTCCTTATTTCTAACGCCTCCGTAAGCATGATTTACTACAGCAATAAACGCATCAACGGCACATTGTGGCACTGACCCATCATAATTCGCATAATCCACATCAAAGCCATCATCTCCAAGCTCCGTCAATCCGTTTAAGTAAGCACCCCAACACTTATCCTTATCCTGACCTATTCCATGGCACAGATTGAAACCTGCTTTAGCTTTATACTCATTAAGGAATCTCCCAAAATGACGACGTATCAAGAGAGACACGTCAAGAGTTGGCTGAACAAAAACTCTCGTCTTTCCAATCCGTGCCTTCTCATGACTTACCAATTCATCCTTATTAGTGGCAACCCACACAGTTACCGGCATCTCACCCCTTGTCAACCTAACCTCATTATCAACCATACGCTCAACAAACGTTAAACCACCCGGCATAATCCTGTTGAAGGCCACCTCGCTAAACTCATACCTCAAAGGTTCTCCAACCTCCTGAGGCAACTCCTCAAACAACTCAGTCTTACCATCTTTAAAAGCCTTCTGATAAAAACCAC